CCATATTTGACAATAATAAATTAGTTTTATTTCATATTGCGGCACTTCCACGGGCTTAAAGTAATAGCCTATCGGAGCATGGTGGTTAACGATAATACGCGAACCAGGCCAACAACGGAAAGATTTCGTTAGAAAGGCAAAGGTCAATTGTTCTTCTCTTTTGTTCCAAGAGTCCAAATGTCATGCAGTCCATTCTGATAAGAATCGTCTGATTGCAAAGGGCAGGAAGTATAATCATTCTCTATCAGCAGCGTCTCGTAACTATCGGAAAGGATGTTAGCCCAGGCAATAGTACTCGACGCATGCGCATTGAAAAAGAAATTGAGAGACTTTAAAAATACAGTCTTCTTCATACGATCAGCATTAAGCCTCTTTTTAAAGCAAACCATAAATTCACACCGCCAGGGGTGAGAAAAATGCGGTTTAACAATGTCAAAGGAGCCATATGTAAGATAGCAATCATACATTTTCTCCACAGTAGACGCGCAAACGTCATGTAGAGTAAACACAAAGCAGTCAATGTTCTTAACGAGTTTCATTGCACGACTCATGGCTCTGTTGGCTAACATTATATCCACGCTACGAGTCCTTGCACCGAGCACATCGACATCATCGTGTAACAAGGTGTAATTTCTTCGCGCTTCAAATTCGTCAGCATCCATGATAAGAAATTTAACAGCGTCTTCGCGAAATACGTAAGGACAAAACGGCTGTCCAGAATCGACGTCGGGCTTCAGAGAAACACACGTAACATCTGAACTTCGCTTGAGCATAGAAGCAGCGCAAGCGCCCGGATGAGAACCAAAATCAAGGCACACGCTCAGATCAAGCTGAAAATAAATGACAGCGAACTCCAAGCGTGCAGCGTGAGTCCCGTAAACGTGTTTAGGAACACGGTAAGGGGAAACATGCGAAACCAATTTCTTGTATCTCTTTCTGCTGATTTCTGACATACGTCTAGTCACATCACGAGAATACGAATACGCAGTCTCATAACTGGTCATGAACGGAGAACGGTCATCTTCATTGAATTTAACCAACGAAGGCATACATGGCCATGGCGACGAAAGGGGGCACGGAGCCACCCCGTAAAGCTGTTCGATGAATTCAACGGTCGGGACCGTTGGAAACTTACCGACTAAGCCTAAGTTGCGCCAAGGATGTTTCTTTGCGGTTTGTTCATCAATGAAGATATGGCCGATACAATAGTCCTTTTGAAGTCTCTTTAAGAAATCATAGCACACATCTCGTACACTCTTTGAGAAAGGGTTATCAAGCAAATGACCTAGAGCCCTCTCAGCAGCGATGACGGCATCAGGCCGTTCCCGACTGTTGGGGTTGAACTCTTCAGGCATAAGCAATCTAGCATGAGTCTCGACAGGAGGCCGAAAAGTAAAGTACTTTCCGTTACGGTAATGGACATACTTAGAAAGAAAATCAAGGTCACCAATGTATCTTGAGGAATGAATCCTCCCGACAACGCATCCAAAGAGTGCATAACTCTCCTTCAGCATTTTATCAGTAACACTATCAGGAACTAACATAAAGTTGTCATCGCCGTAAAGCAGGTGCAGGATAGGGATCCGAAGTTCTTTCATCATGCATCTAAAAATCACTTCATGAATCAGTGTATTATCATTGGCAGTATTAGCCCATCCACTTTTCATCCCCTGAAACAACTGGAAAATATGACCTCCAGGAAACGCCACCTTGGCATTTACCATATCACTGAGTACATCAAGGAATCGCTTACAAAAACTTGTGTTCAAGCCAGCTTTTCCGAATAACCCAGTGTAGAAGTCCTCCAATCCAGAGAACAGTTTTGAATGTAAATGAGCATCCCAACCTTTGATATCAACCGAAACATACCTGTAACCTTTAGGGGCCATTCCGCGATCCGCCTTGAAAAACGCAGCGAACTTTGCGGCACCCCCATGCATCCATGACATGCCTACAGCGCACCATTCAGCATGAGCATTAAAATACTCAGCGATAGGCTGCACGAATAACATAGCAATCAGCATCGGGGAAAACCCAGCATACATGATTAATCGTCCTTTATCATCCTGTCCAACGTTTCGCATCCGAGCCCGTCCAGTAGTATACCAGACATGATCAGACATGAAACTGTCAAACAAACCTCCGTCCTTCATCATGTCAGTAGCTTGTTGAATAGCATCCTCCATGCAGTCTCTCCTTTTTACCCCAGGTTTGAAAGGAAATCCAGCGGCTGATGACTGATCAACATTCAGATTATAAAAATCCAAATTGTTGACCTGACATCTTAGCCTTTCCTCAAAACTGCGGTAAGCCGGGTCGGCTGACATTTCGCTGCTAATTTCGTCAAAAAACTGACCAATCTCATGCTTAGATGCCGAAAAATTTCGGATCTCAGCAAATTCCTCTAAATGTTGCAATCGTAGATCGAGATCAGGGTTAACGCGTTTGTAAGTGCCGAATGCTTCAGTAGCCTCTTTCCCATGAAACCTATCGTAGAATCGCTTCACGAAAAAATCAATGGGATAGCGGACTCCTGACATATTCGGCAACAGCAAATCGCGTTTGCCAAGATAAACGGTCTTTGAACTGCGCAAAAAATCAATGTACACGTCCTTCATTTTCCTTTTAAGTAACCGCTGACGGGTCTCGTCGAAATCATAGATATCAACGGAAAACCGGTCGATCACCAAAAGAAAAATAAAGAGATCGCGAAAGCTTAGAGAAGGATGTCCAAATACCAGAGATAATGGAACAACCTCATCAATGCATCGTAAGACGTATACAGTGAATAAGAAGAAAACAAGAGTGAAGTACGCTTCAGAACACGAAATTCTGAAAACATAACGTTGTAGTGCTTTTTGGCCACCTAAGGGGTCTGTTGTGGCCGAATCCCGGATTTTACTCATAATTAAATCGATGTTTTTGTCAGATACCTAGTATACCTGAGTAGTCGCTTCGAGATATG